CGTCAACCCACTCCTCTGCCTCTTTCCTGTCAAGCACTTCTCGATTGAAAATAAAGGCGTCAACGAGAATTGGAATATCTCTATCTGCGATATTGTCGTCTATCCAGCCATAGACCTTGTTGTTGAGGTTTTCGTATTGACCGACAATATCAACCTCAACGTCGTCAGTGACGGCAGCCTCAATTCGACTTGCTGGTGTCGTGACAGTTGCGTCAATGACAGGAACAGGATTGTTAAATTCAAGACCGTAATCGTTGTCAAAAGCGACAAAATTGGCTATTTGAGATGCAGTAGGCTCGTCGTAGGTTTTTGTGACGGGTATCTCACGCATAAAGTCGGCGGGGTCATACGTGTAAAATTTTAACACACCATTTTCACTGGCTGGGCCGATTGATGCGACGTAGCCAAACTGCTGCACTTGCCAGCGGCCAGTATCTCTATCTCTGTAGCTAATACGACACAAATCAAACCCAGCATCTTCATCTTCTCTATCTGCACCGACAAGCTCATGTATTTCGACACCGCCCCATATCATCGGCACTTTTACACGACTGGTACGAATCAAATCAGATGCGCCGTCTTTATTTTCCCACGTTTCTGCTTCAACTACTGGAAGACGAATAAACGTACCAGAAAAATCAAATGTACCAGCAGCGGGTGCAAATGGACCACTTACTTCACCGCCCTCATCATCTTTTTTAAACAAATCGACAGCTACGTCAGCCTGCGCTGGCGGTGTATCTGACTTACATGAAAAGTCGTAATCTACTTCTGGAAGCGACTCTGCATTTATTCCAGCAAAGTCTGAATCGTCAGGTATCATGGCTGTTTAAGCTGCATTTGGAAACTAAATGCCAGTTCTTCGTTACCATTTGTAATGTATGAAAGCAAGTCTGTATCTTGGCTAATAGTCACTCTTTCAATGACCATTTCACCTCGCTCAATATCACTGATAAGGATTATTTTATTCAAATTTTTGAGACTTTTTGCGGCAGGAATTTGAGATTCAGTGATAATGCCTTCAAGCGTTATATTAGGCTTCTCATCAGCTTCACGACGATTTTCAGTTTCACCACAGTCAGTCGTAATGCTTGACATGACGCCTTTGTTGTCGTATTCGACGCGTCGTGTAACTGCTGGAACAAACACGTCTGGATTTTCGTCATTAATGTCTTCAAATGTTGGTATTTCAGTCCCAACATTTACTGCTTGAACGTCAGTTAATATTGCAGCACCACGACTAATAACTTCTGTTTCTGTGACAGTTCCAGTATCGTCAACTATTTGTATTGTTGGCATTATGTACCACCTGTGTCTCGACTTCGTTGCGCTTTACAAGCGCGCCTCTGTAGGGTCACAGGTTACGTCCCTCCTGTGTCCCGACCTTGCGCCCATGCCGCATAGCGTGCGTTGCTCCTATCTTCTTGAGAATCACCACTGGACTCGATGTTGATGGTCACGTCTTTGGAACTATTACTGCCAGACGTTCCAGAACCACCGCCAGAACCGTTTTCTGGCGTGAAGCCATACGGATTTTGTGACCCATTACCGCCAACTGAACTGGCAACGTTATCGAATTCTCGTAGTGCGTCAGTCGTGTCTGTAATGTCGTTTTTCAAGAGGTCAAACTGTGAGGCTATCCCACCAACGACGCCAGCCAGTACCGCAATTCCGAGGCCCAAAGTGACAATACCGATAAGTGTCAGCAGTGCCATTCCAAGCGCATTAGTTGCTAAAGTGGCTACAATGGCACTGCCAGAATATCCAACAAGTGATGAGGCGGCTGCTAAGATTCCACCTCCCAATTTTGCTAACGAAGCTATTAATGCTTTAATAATGGCAGTTCTGAAAAGTAACGTTGCAGTTGCCGCAGCAAGTATCGCACCAGTTAGTAACCCAAACATTTCAGGTCCAATGCCTAATAGTCCGAGTAGACGTGAAAAGGCACCAATTACCTGTATTACAGTTCCAACAACGCGCATAAAGCCAACAGACATCTCAACAAGTGTTGGAACCGCTTGTGCAAGCAATAGCCCCACCTCTGCAACGGCAGGAATGGCGTCTCTCGTCACTCGAAGTAACTGCCGCATTCCACCAGCAAAGTTACGTTGGAGGAAGTCGCCAATGTTGCCAAAAATGTCCGCCATGCCTTCAACGAGGCCAGCAATTGCTCGAAGTGCGTTTGGTACAAATTCGATAACAAATTGACCAAATGCTCTGGCTTCGTCACGCAGTTCAAGTAGTGCGTCACCATTGTTGGCAACTAACTGGAAGAACCTATTCAGACCATCAACCGCATCCATGAACAACGGCTGTAGTTGTTCAGCCAGCGGTGCAAATGCGTCAATGAACGAATTCTTTATTTCAGTTCCAACTTCTTGCAATCGGGCCATATCTAACTGCCCATCTTGCAGTGCAACACCTAACGCACCAAACCCGCCAATAGCAGCCAGCGATGCGGCAGCGGCAACAGCGGCAGTCGCAAGACCAATAAGTGCAGTGTAAGCTGCTGGAATAGCGCCGATAAAGACAAGCAGCAGTGGAACGAGGCGGGCCATCGCATTGTGAAGGTCCGACATGCGAAGGTCGAACTCACCCATATTGTCCATCATACTGCCGAAGGTACCACGCATACGACGGAATAGTCCGTCAAGTGGACCACCGTCGTCACCAGTTCCACGACGAGTGCCGCCAAAATCATCGAACTGGTCGAATAGCTCGCCCACATTGGACGCAGTAGACGCCTGCATCCGTTGCAGCGCGCCGCGAAGGGTTCTGGACCTTGCCGATGTATCGACCGCTTGAGAGCCGCCTGTGGAGCTTAGAGCGTCAGCCATAGCATCACGCATCACCCCACGTAGCTGTGCTGGTCCCATGCCACCACCCCCGTCACCAATACCGCCAACGTTTGTCCCAATATCGAGCGACGTACTCCGTTCAAATGCAGCTAACTTTGCACGAATTTCTGCAAGGTCGTCATCTATCGGGTCAACGCGGGTATTAACACTAATCCCCTCTGTCCCGCGCCTATCGACAGCATCGATATCATCAGAAAGCTCCTCAAGCTCATCTTCTAATTGTTCTAATGAAGATAAAGCTTCAGCAACATTAATAATGACATCGATTTCAAGAGATTCGATAGCCATACCTATTCTGTGTAGAACGTACTGACAGATTAGGAATAGCTACAAAAAAAAAGTCACACAAATTTACTTGTGTGGTTCTTAATATCTTGTCCGTGCTGCATACCGTGCGGATTTGGGCTTCCCGCGTCTGGGTCGTCAGTGTGGTGGTCTTTTGCCATCACATAGACATATCGCTGAATCGGCGTACAATCTTGCGGTGATGTAAAAAGTTTGCGCCCATTGTCGTGCAGGGAATATATTTCTTTCCCCATTTCAGACTGGGCTAACTCTTTCAGTTTTTTACATCACCAAGCGTGGCATTCAGAACTTTAATACCGATAGCAAACGATGTAAAGTCGACCGAATCTTCAATCATTGGCTTGACAACATTGTCATTGACGTACTGCCGCGCATCTTCATGTGCAGTACCGCCATACTGCTCTTCAATTTCACCAGCATGTTCGGTCAGTGCATCACGAACGTCTTTGTTGTCAGGCTCAACACCGTACTTTGCGGCCTGCTTGATACCCTCGAACGTTTCTTTCGAGATAGTATCGAACAGGTTCATGTCTTCTTCTTCGACGCGTTTGTATAGCTCCTGTTTACGTTCCTGCTCTTCATCGCTCAGGTCTTCACGCTCTTCAAGCTCCTGTAGCTCAGAAACAAGTTCTTCATCAACATCGGCGTCAAGGTTTTGAAGCTCGTTCTTATCAATTTTTTCCATCACATCCCAGTTTTCGGTATCGTTTAGCTGACGAATGGTAAGCTCTTTTTCTTCACCATCCATCTGGATTGTAATGGAACCACGCCAGTCTGTACCTTCTTCCGTCTTACCGCGTACTTCAAATAGGTCACTCATTGGTTGTTAATTTACGATGTATCCGCGTTCGGTCGCCCAGTTGCCATACCTTCAACTTCAAACTCAATCGGGTCGCCGCTGGACCCAGAAATGTTCCGAGTGCCAGCACGCGCACCGACAAGCTTATCCTTGTAATCTTCCATTACGACAATGATTTCCAGTTCGACTGCACGACCATTTTCATCGCTGGCAAGACCAGTAAATAGTGCCGCGTCTTCACCTTGGACAGTGAACGAGAACGTATGTTCAATGTCACCGCGTGAGAGGCCCAAAGCTTCAGGGTTGCCAATTCCCGACAGACCCTCAAGGTCTTCGTCAGTGCCGATGCTGAAATCATCGACGCTGATGTTGGCGCTCTCACCAATTGTGGTCGACCCAGTACGGGACCCAGTTTCGTCGCGCTCTACAACACTAACCGTTAGCGAAACATCGTTCGCATTTGTAGGATACCAAACCATTAGCTTGCACCTCCGTTTTCAACAGTCACATCACCGACAGTAACCGTAACATTAATATTGTCCATGTAACCGACAACATCAACACCAATGTTAAGGTCGACTGTAGTATCATTGACAGCAGACACACCAACGAAGTAATTCGTTAGCAGGTCGTCTGCAACAAATTCATCATAAGACGTACGGTGAGATTCGGCAAGGTCACCACGTCGCTCTTCAGTGTTTTTCTCACCGAGGAAGTCCAGAGAAATAAGGTGGGAAATTTCAGTCACCTCATCCGTAATCTCCGACCACGCAAATCGGCCAAGTTTTGCCTCTTCGCTGGTATTAGTATCTCGAACAACACGGATACCACGTTCCTCTTTGACAACGTACGCACCAGCGTCGTTTAGCGTCGACGTATCGTTCGGATTGTGGTTTTGTTTTAGTGCCGTAAAGCCACTAATAAGCTCCTGCGTCGTAGAGTCACCAAGTGCTTTCCCAGCCTGCTTGCCAGCAATCGCACCGACAAGACGCTGCTCATTTGTTTCAGCGTCGTCCGTATAACCACGAGACGACGTAACAATACCCATACGACGGTCGTTGTAAGACTGACTGAACGACGACGGGTCGACTTCTGGCACGGCACCAACAACAGCGTGCATGAAGTCGAACCCAACATCGGCACTATTCATTTCAGTCAGTGCCGTGTTACCATCGGTACTTTTTTCAGAACAAATGCCGAGGAAACGCGGCGACTCGTTTGCCATGTTCGTAATGGCCGTCGAGTAGTCACCGTACGTGTACGTGATGTCATAGTCCGCCGATTCATCAGCAGCCCACTCACCGCTAACAGGATTTAGATTCATCGTGTTAGCTTCTGTCGGTGCCGAGGGTACGCCATCGACAAGATTAACTGTCACACTTGTCGACTCGACCGTATCAAGGGCCGTAATTTCTTCCTCTGGCATCACACGCGGGTCAGCAACCGTCTGATTGCTTAGTGTGCCGCTGGACGAACCACTAAAGGATTCAGTTGTTTCAGTTTCGGGCACCGCAGCAGCGTAAATTTCCCCAGCACCATTTAGAATGGCAAGGTCAATCTGTTGCTTTAGTTCGGAATCTTCACCGAACAACGTTGCCGCTTCACTGGACGATTCTACAAATTCAACGGACTCTGCTGAGGCAGTTCCGTTAGCCAAGTCAGCATTGCCGACAAGACCAACAGAAATATTAAACGCTGCACTGATAGCGGTCGTCCCGCCAGTGCGAACAGTTGTCGTATCCCCAACAGGGCCACTTCCGCCGTAAACTTCTGCCATTATTAATTAGTCACCTTGTTAATTTCGTCAGTATCGCCATCGTCAACGTCCACAGCCGTGTTAACCTCGGCAATAGACGTTAGCGATTCAATATGTTTCCGCTTATACTGGATTCGGATATCCAGTGCATCACCACGAACGTTTGGCTTTCGCTCTACATCGTCCGATGGATTTGCGTCACCAACGGAGATATTACTTGCATCTGAGTGAATATCTTCAACGTTTTTCGTTTCAAACGTTTCAAATTCTTCAAAGTGTGACCGAACAGTTTCGTAAATTTGTTCAGTTTCACTTTCAGATTCAGATGCAATAGTACAAATGAACCGAATTTCCATCACTTTTGTAAACTCTTGCCCAGTCACGTTACCATTACTATCACGAATGATGCGGGATGGTTCAGTGCCGCGATTATATGGAATATTTCGGTATGAGTCTGTGTGCGTAATTGCGGGCAAATCTTCTGTCACATTTGGTGATTGTAGCGATACATTGCTACTATCAACCAAACCGCTGACAGCAGACTCAAGCTCGCTGTAAAACGCCGTCCGAACAGCCTCTCGTGTTGCCATTATCGTGTAACACTCCGTATTGCATTTCGGGCCGCACGAATAAGCTGCAATTCGTGACGGTAATATGCTGGTCGCATAAAGGGATGTGCGTATGTTCCGTCATTGACAATAGTTGACGCAATTGCCGATGCAGAGGCAGACAGCGTGTCTTTCTGCGGAACAATTCCCTTTCGTTCCATCCACTGCTTTATTTCAACTGCCAACGCATCGGGAGAGATGTTTGGTGCAGAGTATGGGAACTGTCGCGGATATTCCGAAGTTGAACTAAATGACCACTGCGGTGGCACCTTTTCAGATGCCGAAAATGGTCGCTCGCTTCTATCACCACTACCAAACTCAACAACAGTCCCGTGTGCAGCACGAGGGCCGCCAGCGCGAACTGTGAACTGCATATCAACAGTATTGGGCAGTGGTGTGTCAACTTCGACGCTATCATACAGTGTGCCTGTATATAGCGGGTCATTGGCAATTGTCTGCCGAACATCACCAGCCATATTTTGCACCTCTAAACCGACTTTTTTGCGAGGCTTGTTCGTAATGTCGTCTTTCACATCACCAACATCATCAATAACGCTGTCAATATTTGACGGCATTATTGACGACGCACCATGTCAATGATGAAAAACGACGTTTCGGGCGATGCTGTACCATCGGCGTCTGCGTCAACTGGCTGCCCGATGACAGTATCAACTTCGTACTCAACACCACCGTGCGTAACTCTGTCATTCAATTGAATGTCGACAGAATCATCAGCCACTGTTAGAGCCGCTATAGCACCGTTGACGCGCTCGCCAGCATCAACAGTACCAACCCCTTCATCTGGGTCAAAAAACCACACAGACTCCGTGTGTTCCGTTAGAGAGGTGGTTGTGTCGTCAAGAGCGTTCTTTGATTCGGTCGGTCGTGCAAACGTCACTGGCTCTGCACGACTGCGAATGATGCGACTCATGTGACCGAGCGCCCGCCGTCGTGGTGTGCCAGAACTCCGAACCATTATCCTATATACGAGCTTGTGTTACTGAACGACAAATCCTGTTCGTTGTCGAACTGTACGTCAGATTTCTCAAGCGATTCGTTTAGTTCACCGCTCCAAGACCGAATCTGCTGACTATCATCTGGGTCGGCGTTGTGAAACGACAGCGATTCATCGGCAATGCCGTAGGAATCTATGTTGACGTTTTCAACGGCCTCTTTTGCTTTTAGCGCCGCCATCATGACAAGTGCATTGCCATAGGCCGTATCGTCGTACCACTTGTCGGACCCAGTTTTGACGTAGAGGGTACGCTTGGCACTACGAATGATACCATCAAACTGCGTTGCTGGCAGTTCATCTGGCGAATTGTTGTATGATGTCAGGTCACGAACGTCTGTCTGTAGTTCAGCGTCGTCCGTAACAGCAAAGTTTGGTAGTGCCATTAAATGAATTGAGCTAAATCAGTTACAAGATTCGCACCGTCATTAATCATGTAGCCGCTGACCAAAATACCAAATTTCATGAGCCAATCAATCTTCTTGCGATTTTGGTCAATATCTTCCCGATTGCGTTTTGGCAATGGTCGTTCATATGATTCTTCTGAACCCATTGCCATAACTCCTTAGAATAGCGCAGAGACGTTCTCAATCTTGATGGCGTCGTACGCAACATCGCCACCAGCACCGTCGTCGGTCTTGTGGGAACCGAAGCCGAATGCCTGACCAGCACGCCAGTAGTACTCGTACTCAAGACGCCCGCCGTTCTTGCGGACAGGCTCCTGAATAAGCGTGGGTTCTGGATGCTCGTACATCGAGAAGAAGTCCCCACCGTGGTCGGGGATGAGGTACATCACGTCGTCGTCATCCGTGAACCCTTCGATGTCGCCAATGGGCGAGTCGTACGAGGAGTTCTGACGAGTCGGGAAGTCGATGTCGAACTGAAGACTATCGGGCTGGTCGGGCGCGGTGCGAAGACCAACCTGATTCGGAATCTTGACCGTATCGCCAACGACAGAGTTACCGACACCAGCCGCGTCAGCACCCATGTCAACCCACTGACTCTGAAGCGCAAAGCCGCTGTTGTCATCAATCGTGTTCCACAGCGCCTCTACAGGATGCTTCCACAGCGCCATGTCCCATGCGTCGTCGGCATAGATACCCTGCGTGTTCTGGTAGGCAACACGCTGGATAATGTTCGACGGCTGTCCGTTCGACAGCGAGTAGTCCGACGTGTAGTTTGTCGCGTCGATAACATTTCCGCTCGGGATGTTGTTGTCAAGCCACGAGAAAATATCGGGCTGGACCTCGTTACCTTCCTCGTCGGTAATACCCTTGAGGAACTGTAGGTCCGCCTGAATGTCGAACATCTCCATGACGGTATCCTGCGCCCGCTGGACTTTTTCATTGGCATTGCCAAGGTCAAGGTCTTCGGCATCAAGCGCCATCGAGTGCGTCATACGCGGAATCAGCACTTCGTCACCGAGGTACCGAACGATGTCGACGTTGCCAAGAACCTCGCCAACGCCAGTGGTACCAGTCGGCATGGACGAATCATGCTGCACGTACGTTCCGTCACCCTCTTCAATCTTTCGCGTCCCACGTTCCATGACATTCAGTGGGGCCATCTCTCGACGGACACCACGACGGTCACGTCCCTCACGCTCAAGCATGAGGTCTTCGTCGGGACTAACCTGTTCAGTGAAATCTTCTTCAGTATGGAAAGAAGTCGTTGCCATTAGTTAATTACTCCTTAATTTCTCCGAAAAGCACGACACGAGTCGGTCGGTCAAACTCGGTCACGCTGTTGCCCGCCTGCTGTGCAGGACGGTAGGCATAGCCAATAGCCTTAAAGTTGCCAGTCGCTCGGTCGTACGTCGTTGCCGCATCGTCAGTGTAACCTTCCTGAACAATGCGCCCGCTAAACTCAGCCGCAGAGTCAGCAGTCCCGCCAGCCGCGTCAATGACACCGACAACATCTCGATGCCCAATCGACGGTGCGGGGTCGACGCCATTATCTTCCGCCGTGCGAACGTTCACACGGGCGTCAGATTCGTTCGGGTGGTACTGAACACGCTCACGCTGGGCGTCACCAGCGACGTACTTGTCTTCCCGAACTTCATCTTCGTGTTCTCGTGCAAATGCCTGTCCGTCATATCGTGCAAGGCCAAGCGTCTCATTCGCATCGGCGTAGACGAAAGCGGTGACACCACTGCCACCATCGCTGGTTAGTTCACCAGCGTAAATGTCTTCGTCAACGATACCCGATAGCGGGGAACGGTCAGCCTGTTCAACGTAGCGTTCAACTGCCATAATATAGTATCTCCGTTATGTCTCCGTCTGTATTAATCGTACTGACAGATTATGCCCCGTGGCCGCGACCGTAGCTTCGCGTGCCACTGGATTCAACTGTCGTGTCTGGTGTAGACTCGGTACCAGACTCGCTATTTTTCACGGTGCTGTCGTCAACGTTCTCAGCGATAGTTTCCCACCGCTCAAGTTCACTGTCCAGTTCCGAAATCGGGTCGTCGGCGTCGTCAGCCATTTCCCGCATTTCCTCACGGTCAGCACCGAATTCTTCAAGTTCGTCAAGCTTCTCTTCGATTTCGTCTTCCCGATATTCGGAAAGCTCGTCTCGAAGGTCTTCAACCTCGTCAATCTGCTCGTCAAGGTCTTCAACAATCTGCTTGACACCATCGCACCGACATTCATCGTCGTCAAGGTCGATGTCAAAGTTTTCAGCAGAATCGAACGCGTCGTCAATGCGCTCACGTCGCTCGTCAAGCGCCGATTCATATTCGTCTCGTTCTTCAATTAGCTGTGCGACCTTATCATTTTCCTCAGCCAGCGCGTCAATGCTGGCCTGTGGAAGCTTAAAGTCTTCGTCCATTGTTTGTGTTGTACCGCAGCCGCAAGAACTGTCAGTTTCCCCATCATCCGATTCGTCTTCGGATGGTACATCACAGTCAAGATTGCTCGCCTTCGACTGAATACGCTCTTTTAGTGTTCCGAATGAAATGTCAATGTCACCTCGCTCTCGAATAGCAAAGTGCCATGCATCTCCCACATCAGAACAACTGTTAATAGGGAATTTCGGTTCGTCGTCTGGATTTTCGTCGGGCGCAACTGCAAAATACTGGCCCTCGTCGTCAGTATAGTCTGTCGTAAAGTCGACAGAACTGTCACCAACGATAGAATATTCGTCTGTCATAGAATCAGTGTTTTCGATGACACCATGAGAGGCGTCATCAAGTCCGCATCCGTCTTCACCACTGCATCGTCCGCGCTCAACACCAGCGATATGATTGCCGAGAATGTCTGTCTGGACACCATCTACGTCACTGGTATCTTCGACAAGAGGCCCAAGGTCGCCATCGTAACTGTCAATAGCGGCCTCTCGGTTGTAGAACCCAACCGATACGTCTTTATTTTCTTCAATATAGTTAACGGCCTCGTCGTCTGTGACTGGAATATAAAGATTCGCAACCATTTCTGCGTCGTCAGTGTCGTACTGAACGTTGCGCCAGAAACCGTGGATGTCGTTCACATCCTTGACCATCCCAGTGTTAGGATGGCCGATGGTGTATGGTGAATTGTCAAACGACCATGCAGCTTTCCGAAGCTCGTCAGCCGCTTTGACCATTGTGACAAGTTCGCCATCTTTAATATACCGTTGTTTAATTGGCCTCGCAACAACGGCATCGGTGATTTTGTAGAACTTGTCGGTATCAAATGCACCTTTTAAATCGGCTGGCGCATCAACAGTAACGACGTGTTGCTCGTCCCAGTCAAATGAGACACTTTCACCATCCGCGCTCTCTACGACACCACCCGCGTCTGCAAGCGCGTTAATTCCAGTGTCGTGACTCCGTACAATGTCAGTCATAGAAGCAACCTGTCTCGTTTATATCGTACTGACAGGTAATTTTGTGTCATTCGTTTTGAATTATTTCTACCGTTCGTTCTGCAATTCTGTCAATGTCGCGGCGTGACAGCCCGTCAGTTTCTGGCTGTTCACTTGCCGTTTGCTGACCCTGTTCCATTCCACCACCATTCTGCCCCACCTCTGGGTTCCCGTCGCTGCCACCTTCACCATCTGGTAGTGCAGCCTCAGTACCAAGTTGGGCAATATTCAGCGTTTTGAGAAAGTCTGTTTCCTCTTCACTGAAACTATCAGACCAGTCAATATCAACATCAGCCCACTCTTCTTTCAGAATTTCACGGGCTTCTTCTGGCGTCAGGATGAAGTTATTGATAGCCGAGGCTAATGTCCCCATTGTGCGAGATAGTTGTTCTGCCCTATCAAGCTGGGATAGCTGGAACAGCGGACCCCACTCAATTGTAAAGTCAAGGTCGTAATCGCCACTTGCACGATTGTCAACAAGCTGTATTGACTTGTTAACAAATTTGTGCATGTCTCTGTCAATAGACCCATGACGCATCCGCTCGACCTTGTTAAAGTAATTTTTGATATCAGTTTCAGACCCACTGACAGTACCGCTTTGCGTACCAAATAGAACAGATTTGGTCATTTCATTAGACGCACAGACCTGCTCGAATAGCACGTCAAAGTACGGCTCTGGGTCAAGCTGCCCGTCAGTCTGGAAATCATCAATCTCGTAGCCAGCAGGCGTAACAAGCTCCGACTTGGCATTGAGATTTTGCATGTTCTCATTGGCCTGCTCCCAGTCGTCTTCGTCAGCATCTTCGGGTAGGGCAACGTGGTACAATTTTGCAGCATAGCGAAATACCGTCTGCATTGTTGCCCAGTTACCTTTCTTCATTCCGTCAAGAAGGTGATAGGACGAGACAAGTACGCCATCACCTTCCCAGCGACCCAGACTATCATCTTCAATATCGCCATCCACGGTACGGTTCTCAACGTGGTGAATAAAGCGATTGCGATGATAGAATTTCACACCAGACGGGTCATGCTCTTCAATCCAGTCTTTCGGACCAATGAGATAGCCAAGTGGTTCTTTGTATGTCTCAGATGTGGGGTCAGTGTCCATCACAATACCAGTCGGACGAATTTCATAGTCGTCGTGTGGAAGACCTTCAAGTGGGTCAGCATCAGCACCCGCAGGAATAGCGTCGTGACTGGCTTTAAACGTCGCAAGACTGTCAAGTGTCTCTATCTCAAGCTTTTTGACAGACCTAACAATCACGTCGTCTTTCATTGGGTCTTCCCACACACCATCGCTGTTATCCTCAAGAACAAAGAACGATAGTGCAAATCCATCACGACGTGCCTTTTTCTTTACGTCTTTGTAATGCTGCTCCCAGTCAAGACCATCAAGTAGCGACTGGATGTCACGATTACCGTCGTGCTCTATCTCATAGCCATTTTTAAATGCATCATCTACTGGCTTATTAACAAGTGTCTGGGCAAGCGATGTACGGTATAGCCATCGCATTTTATTAACAGTCGGGTCGCCCATCAGCCGACGTGGGTCAATTTCGTCGGCACTGTCACCTTCTTCACTCCCAACACCAGCAGTTCTCTCCGCAGTCCGTTCGGAATACTGATGTGTTGCTACACGTCCAAGTTCAAACGATGTCGTAGCGTCAGTTTCTGCACTGACACCAATATCAAATTCTTCTGTCATTAGTATCCAGTTCGATTATGGCTGCCAATTTTTGTCAACGTTCTCGTGCTGCCAAACTTCTTAGCAGCGATGTACATGTACGTGAAGGCCTGAAACGCGTCATCGTTTCTGTCGGTCATCACTTTTAGTTTCTTTTTCCCACCACTGGTTTCTGTCCTGTCAGTGTATGGGGCAGTCAAATGGTCAATAAGCTGCTGCTCCATCCCGTCACGGTTGTTATCCATATCCGCAGCGGGAATTTCAATCCGCCCATCTTTGAAGTAGTCGACCATCGACTCAATCATGTGCGTTCGGGCAACAGTACAGTATGCAGAGTTAGTGAAGTTTGAATCACTAAATTTTGGCTTTTCCTTATCTTTGATGTTGCCGTAAATTATACCACACACAGACTCCCATCCATCATCGTTCCAGATGTTATTTCCTTCTTGCAGGTCTTCACGCTGCTTTGCACCGTACCCCTCGTCCACGGCAATACGGTCAACTTCATAGTCACGTATGCGCTGTTCAACCTCGTCAAGTTCGTCTTGCTTATTGAGGTCTGGGTCGAGGAATTCAATATCTCGAAGGACGATTCGTTCGCTTTCGTCGTCGCCAATTTGTTCACCAACGACAATGACAGTATCTGACGCATCTTCGGAACTACCGCCACCCCAGTCAACGCCCATCACGACAGTGCTATCATCATACTGTCGTTTGTTTGTGAAGCCAGCGTCGTCAATAAAGGCATCATTAACGTGCGTGTCGGCAAGCAGGTCGTTTTCTGGCGTGTAGAACTCTGCCAGAACCTCGTTTTTAAACTTCTTTTCAGTATATTTTTGGCGCTTAAATTCTATTTTTGCATCATCGTGCAGTGGGGACGCATACTGGTCAATATGCCAGCCAGTAACAGTGTACCCCTCAATAGACGATGCAGCCTCACGCTTGCTCTGGATTTCTGCAACAATCGATTGTAGGTCGTCTGGAATAGCTACATCGCATGGCGCATCATTACGCGACTGCCATTCATTGTAAGCCTCTCTCGCAACGCCATGTAAATATTCAATATACTCATCTGCCTCTTCGTGCAGTTCCTCGCGCCGTTCAGCAAGCTCGGGTGGGATAAATTCGTCTGGCTCGTCTTGCTCGACCCATTCGCCACCATCTTCATCTTCGTACGGTTCCCACGTCTTTTGGTCCGACATTGACCAAAGGTCATGGAAGAACGAATTGGCCATTTTCGGCGTTCCGATAATAAAAATGGTCGGGAAGTACGGAACTTGCGGAACAGACTGGTCGACCGCTTCGAGAAACGTTGAGAACATCGACTCGTCAACGTCCTGAAACTCGTCAATAATGCCGAAGTGACCGTGCAGTCCACGAAGTGCGTCACCGCTGCCCCACGCAGAACGTGCCTTCACGTCAGCTTCGACGTTAATTGTATCACCGCTATCATCTTCAAGCACGCGCTCGAACT